TAATTTCAATCCTAAAGGCTCTGAAATAGCTTACCATCCATACCTCATTCCTTTATCAACAGCAGGCCTATCAGATAATATGTCGGTGATGTGGATTTCTTCTTGGGATCAGGAGGGGGTTGAACAGGATGCATACCTTATCAGTAAAGGGAATGATTTCTTCCGTACCTATCCGCATACAGAATTTGGTAAAAGCTGGGAGGTATTAAGAGGAATGGTAATGGGTCACAATATGTACAACCACCAACAGATCACCCTTTACGCTGAGAACGTAGTGCAAAAAGGATACTACCGACAAACAAGCCGAACAGGAAAAAGTTTAGGTTATTTCATGACTAATTGCCAAGGCTTCAAGGATGAGTTTAATTATAGCGGAGAAATCAAATCCCAAGTAATGAGTTTAGATGAGTTTAGTAGGATTTAGTAAAGTTGAGTAGTCACCCAAAAAAGAAGCCCCTGTTTTAGGGGCTTTTTCTTTTGAATAAACGCACCAAAAAGCTAATTGGTATCTTTATACTAATCCTGTGCTTGATGTCCTTAGAACGGCTATAAAACGATCCTGAGAACGGCAAAGATGGTAGCTTCACAATACTTTTTTAAACACCAACTGAACGATACTAATAGCTTCAGCAGTTGATACAGTTCCATCAGACAAAGCCTCGGCAACTCTACCAGACAATTCACGATAGAAAATAGCCTTTCCATCTTCAGGTAGCTTAGATGATACATAAGCCAAAACCTTACTAAATGCCTCCGCTTCGTTCTCTGCTGCCTCTGCTTCTGAAATGATTGCCATTGCCATACCGATCTGAAGAGACACCTTTGGAATCAGCTTCTTAGCCTTCATTAGGATTAGATCGTCTTTCTTTGTTGGGGTAAGGCTTACCACCAAGTCCACCGCAGGATTTTCAATAAATGACTTTACAATGTCGGTAACTTTTACAGCTACATTTCCTCGCTCAACAAGGAAGTTAAGGAATGATCCAAATACCTTGGATAGAGTTGATTTGATTTGGTTAATTAGTTTTTTCATAGTTTATCGAAATATAAGTTTGCCTCTGCTTGTCTTCTTCTTGTCAGTCCTGCTAATTCTTTGCCTCCTGCTTTATTCCATCTTAGGAACTGATCAAATATCTTTGGATCGTTAGGGTTTGCGTTCACTAATTTAAGCAAAGTTGATGATCTTAAATTTGCATTGCCAACGTTGTAAGCAAATGAAACCAAGGCAGAAAACTGATTCTCATTTAGCTGGACTCTTAGCATTGATCTTACTTGTGTTGCAAATGAATTAGCCACCCAAAGGAATAATGCATCAGCCCTTTCTTTACTGATTGTTTCGCCTAGCTTGACTTTTCGCCCTGACTCGTAGTAGGTATTACCCCAGCCGATTGTTGGAATATTTGCAGGGCATAGATAAGCTTCTAGCTTTAAGCCTTCAAATTGATGCATTAGGTCTATTCCTTTTTGATTTAGTTTCATAATTACCAAAGGTCTGTATTGTAAATATCTTTATAAACCACAAAACCACAAGAATAGAATAAAAGGTCAATCGAAACACTAAATCCAGATTTACGGGTTTGGATAAAAAATCCAAGTCCGAATGATCTAAAATTTAGATTACCCCAAGGTTTTACTTTCATTTGACAAGTTCTTCAAGATCAAATGGCAACTCATTCAACTCCGTGTTAAGCAGATCAATTATCTGTTCAGCAGTCAATTCTTCCTTGTATGCCTTACGCAATACCCAATTTTTTATAGACCAAATGACATTAGCCATTTCATTAGCCATGACGGCCTTTTTGAAATCCATTGACTCGTCAGGGTCTGTAAGATCGAAGATTAGTTTTGCTTTCATAGTGGAAACTTGATTGAATCTACCAATAATTCAAGAGTATCTTGACTGTTGACTTGTTCTCGCTTTACATCAAACGTTAAAATCCTTCCTCCAGTTGGTTTTATTGGTGCTCCTCGTTCAACGTGCCAACCAAAAGCACCATCACCGTATTCTTCTTTATAAGTGCCCGTAATGCAATGGTGAATCTGTTTTTGCTTGAGTTCAAATATTTTCTTGCCTCTATTGAACTCAAGAACATCCCTCATATCATTTCTACACCAATTCTCGTGAATGTGACCAAGTAAAAAAATGTCCATTCCTTCGTAGGTTTCTAAAGCCCTAGTAAGGTTAATCGCCCCTTTTGTTACAATACCTCCACCTCCTGACCCGTGGAAATACTTAATTCTCTTAATCATTGATCCGCCTCTGACTTCCATCCTTAAAACCAACCAACCTCCATAACCTCCAGTAAATACATTGCTTTTATTGGTGTAATTTAACAGGTCTATAAAGCGTTGTAAAGGGTCTGTTTCTAGGTTCTTAACTATGGATGTCTCGTGGTTTCCATAGCCTATGACAGTCAACAAATCAGCATAAGGTGACCACCATTGAACAGCATCTTCAATAACTGCGTCTATGTAGTTAGCTTTGTTGTGTTCAGGTAGAATATCTTTCTTTGATCTCCTTGGATCATACTTGCCCTGCATCAAGCAGAAAAAGTCACCGTTAACAAAAATTTTGATGTCGTTTTCCTTGCAATAGTCAAGATGTCTCTTGAGTTGCTTTCGGTCGCATTTAGGGTTATCCCAATGCAGGTCGGAAAGTACCGCTAATCTTGCGTTTGTAGGCAGGTTGATTAGGTGTACATTCCTTTGGATTTTTTCTACCATAAATTAGCATTTAATGAACGTTGCATCACAATCTCCAATGCATACACGGAGATAACAAGGCTCATTCATTGTGTAGGGTATAAAATTATCTTGAGGTGTTACTTTAATTTTGTCTCCCTTAAAAAGCTTGGTATTAGAATTTTTGTCATAGATACGACCAGAAATGCATTCAATGTACTTACACTTCTTTTCAAATCTGTGACTGTAAGGAGTAGAGTTTTCAGGATAACGAATCAAATACTGATTATCATCTATCCAATAGATTGCAGGACTTGCCGGATCATGAGGGAAAATTTTAATAAATGCATGATCATCTATCTTGATGTCAAGTTCGCCTTCCCTATAAAGCTTAAAAAGGCTTGTCAATGCCTTTGTTGATTCTATTGCAGTCTCATACAGAATATCCCTCTTTTGAGGAAATAGCCAATCAAATACCCTTTCCATGCTTGATCTGTTCTAAAGTGTCTACCATCTTTTTTTGCATCTCAATCATATCCTTGAGTTGTTCTTGGACTAGAATATTATTCGTGATTACTTTATCTGCCAATGCTTCTTTTTGATCCTTCTCTTTCTGATAGACTTTCCAAAGTGTGTAGATCACAAAAGCCATCCCCACTACGATTGGTGATTGATTGAGAAGAACTGTTAAAAATTGTTGGCTTGTTTCCATTTAATGAGAGATAGAGTAATGCCTGAATAAATAATGATTCCGCTATAAATATAGTAATAATCGAATGAAATGAAATAATGTGCAACATTTAATATATTAAGTGCTATTAATGCAAGTATTGAAACCAAAGTATAGGCACAATGCCGATGGTATAAAGCGTAAAAAGCCATGTACAAAGAGGTCAAAATTCCGTGACCTGTAAACTGTTCAATCCACCAATGATCATAAAAATAATATCCAAACTGAGCACACAAAAAGGAAATGCCGTTTGCAAACAGAATCACAAACGGCACATACTTGGCTATTTCTTTTAATTTGTTCAAGGCTTTGGAGGCTTTGCAGAACCTCCACCACCACCAATAGGAGGTGCAGGATCGGTTGACTGTTGCTCTAATCCTTGGCTAAGAATAGTCATGATTGGACTAGCCCATTTCATAGGGATTTCTCCTAAAAGGTTTTCAAGTTGCTTGATTGCCTCTTCGTTTAAGATGATTGATCTCATTTTCTGTTAAATCTGTTTAGTGAATCTAAAATTAAAATTGCTTGTCCTATTGCTTGTACATTGAGAACAGCTCCAATGTAGAAATCAAACTCAGGGAAACCATTTGCTTTCATTTCTTCAATCCTTACTTGGTAGTCATCATCTGATTCCTCTTCCAATTTAGGAAAGTTTTCAGAATCAATAACGATTCCTTGCATTGTTACAAGGCTATTGTTTGAGATATGGCTAACGATTGATCTTTTCGCTACAGTTTCATCGATGATAGGCTCTCCTTTTTCATCGGTGAATAGTTCCTCCCAAATGACCTGAGCCTCTTTGATGTCAAAGTCGATGTAGCTGATTTGTTTTAGCCTGATTGCCCGAGTCTTATTGAGTACGGGATGATTGCTGATTGGTGTGATTAGTTCTGTCATAATTATGCGAGTAAACCTGTGTTCCTTAACGCTCTTACTACTTGTTGTAATGTATATCCATCAAAGGTATCTGTACTTGTTAATGCTGTTCCTGCATTGCTTACCAATGTAGCAGCAGCCACACCCGTAGTGGGTTGTACAATAGGAGTAGCGTTCCAGAAGGCTAACTTTTGATTAGTAGCAGTTCCTATTTTTGTTCCTGTGGTTGTGCCAAATACAATGTCAGTAGTAACGTTTTCCTGAAATGTTACATTACCCTGAAATGCAGTAGTTCCAGCAAAGTAGTGTTTAAAACCTAGATCGGTAGTAGTGTTGAATAATATATTACCGTTAGCGAGTATTCTAAACTGCTCACCGCTATTAACTCCAAATGTCCAAGGTATTGATCCAATGGTTTGTGAAATGCATACACCATTAAGCACATAAGTTTGAAAGCCATTACTAGAATTAGAATTTAGTAATCTTATCACACCTGAATGTGTTGTAGCCCTTCCGTATACATCCAAGTATGTAAAGCTTCCAAATGATGTAGGTGTTCCATTTATACCAACCGATCCAAGATTGTCAATCAAAACAGAAAGAGTACCTTGTTTAGGGTCTCCTGATTGAGTTGCCGATCTTCTTATAACTAATGCTCCATAAGTTCCATTATCATTAGAAATAGACCATGATCTCGAATTAGCTGAAGCAGAAGTAAAAGGAAATACAATACCACCTCCAAGAAGTACGCCGCCTGTTCTATCACCATTAGCAACCCTCAAC